GCGAAAAAGGTGATAAGAATGCACTTTTGGCAGTTTTGTCATATTGTCAGGATACCCCTTGGAAATAACCCTAAAACCCTAGAAAATCATAAAAGAAAAGGGTGGGTAAGAAAAAGTATGACAAAAGTAATAAATAACATATATATATATACGTATATATGTTTTTATTTATTATATTATAGGGCTTTACGGGGAGTTGATAGTTTTGTCAGAGTTTTGTCAGAGGTCTTGACAAAAGTATGAGTAAGTTGAGCGAAACTTGTAGAAAACATCTTAATAAAGATTTGATAACTTTATTTGAGAGACCGGATGTAGTAAGATTTGTTAGAAGATACAATTGCAAAGTTATAAGTGTAAAAATGAGAGAGAACAAAAATGCCAGCACCAGATCTAAGATTGAGAGCAAGCGTTAAGGTAGAGCCAGTTTTGGAGCCTACAGATGACATGCCTATCGAATACCTAAGCGAAGGAGAGAAGAAGCTTACTAAGAGACAAAGATTGCTTGTCTGGAATGCAGTTAACGATCCTACTCTTACGTTTTCGGAAGCGGCAAAAAAAGCAGGATTTAAAAATCCAATTGTTGTTGGAAGGTATATGCGCGAGGGAGGAAGATACGCGCATGTAAGAAGAGAGTATGACCGGCTGATGGTCGAGGCCAAGAAGAAGTTTGAGCTTACGCATGATAAGGCAGTTGAAGATCTGTATAAGCTTAGAGATGACGCCTGGGCGCAAGGAAACTTTACGGCGGCAATAAATGCCCAGAACTTATTGTTAAAGGTCGGGGGCTTGATTGTTGATCGTCGGGAGGTATTGCATGGCAAGGTTGATCAGATGAGTCGGGACGAAGTTGAAAAGAGATTAGCGCAACTGCTCGGGACTAAGGCTTTAGATCATAAGTCGGGAACAGTTATAGAGGACAAGTCGGGAAGTCGGGACTAATAGCTTTTAGTCGGGACTTTAATCTAGATAGCCTTTAGTCTTTGCGTAATATAAAACTATCAAACTGCCTACAACAAAGTAGGCAAGTGTTGATAGGACTAAGATCTCAAATAAGTTCATTCGATATTTTCCTGTTGCAGTATTCTTAATATATCAATTACTTCTGCACTTGTTCTGCCGTCATCACCTGTAGCGATATCTACGGCTTCTTTAATTAATTCTTCGTTATACATCAGCTATCTCCTGTTTAAGTTCTCGTATGACCTCTCTGTAGTCTTGACCGTTGCATTCGCACACTTGTTTAAACGTTTTAAGAGTCCCGTAATACTCTAAGTCTAAAAGATAGTCTTCAAAACACATATCTTCTGAGGATTGATACAAGAGACTTCCTATAATACGTTTAAATTCATTCTCTACTGCTTTTCTTAATTTTGGATTAGCCATTAGCAATCTCCTGTAATTTATAAAATCCTAAAGACTTAGAACAGTCTGTTTGCCCGTCTTCATCAACGGGATAGATAGATAAAAACTTCTCTCCTGTAGAATCATCAGTCCATAAGTTAATATCTATATTGTTATCGGGGTGGATACCTTTAACGTCTTTGTATTCGCTTTCAGCGTTAAAGATTCCCCAAGAGTCGCTCGGATATATGTTAGCCATTAGCTACCTCCTCTGAATGACTGTTTAAAAAATCAATACAATCTTCCATACATTCTCTAAAATGTCTTGACCTATACTCGCTCGGAGTATCTTCGTCTGCTTGGCAAACCATATCATCAAGAAGTTCTATTGCTTTTTGTAATTTTTTTTCAATACTCATTAGATACTTCCTCTAAATCTTCAACAGTCATATCTTCACAAAGATATTCTAAGGGCTTCAATCTGCCTTTAAAATAAAATTCTTTGATAGTTCCATCTTTGTTTTCTAATATATTTCCCTCATCATTAGATAAATGAAATGTAATATTAGAAACACTTACATATTGATAATCTTTTACTTTATTCATTCTTCCCCCTTAAAAAAGATCAGAACGCAGATCCCAAATACAGCTCCGCATATAAAAATTGCGAGTGCTGGAATGATAGCTACATAATGACCTGTTAATGTGATCGGAACCATGACAGCTAACGCCGCCATGATCCCATTGATAGTTCCGATTTTTACATACTTCATTACGCCACCTCTGAACAATCGTAAAACATATTACAGATCATGGCCGTGTATGAATCTTCAGGAACTTCTACACAAGCACCATCAAACCAATCCATATACCAATACTCAGTAAGGTTAGAATATATCCTGCATTCATCACTAGGCCCACCCCATGAAAACTGAAGTCTATAATATCCAGCGTTTTTTCCGTCAGCTTCTACGTGATCCCAACTTAACGCCGTCTGATTTACATAATCAAACAGATCCTCATATTCTTGGTAGTAGTTGCCTTTGTGTTTATCAATAACTTTTAAAGCTATTGCTTCGCCCTCTGTTGCTTCTTCCATTGCTTCAAAAAATTCTGATGCAGCTTTAAAGTCTGCTTCAGTCTCATTGAATTTTTCTTGTACTAGATCAGCACATTTTTTTTCTTGTTCCATTTGTTAAGTTCTCCTGCTTTCGCTTATTATTTAACAGCTTTAATTATAGCATTTTACATACACATTACAAGCATGGAATGATCTGCTGGAGGTCTGATCCGATCGGAAACTTGCGGCCTCCTGCGTAGATCAAAAAACTTGCGGCCCTTTGCGTACTAAATAAACTTGCGTCCGATTGCGTAAGGATCTAAATTCTAGGAATAAAAAAAGGGAGCTTCTCAGCTCCCCATGTTAGGCCCCCAGTCCTATTGTAATTTTCCGTCAATAATAATAAAGTCTCTTGACATATCTCTATGACTGACAGAATCCAATACTTCGCCGCCTTTGTCTATCCACACCTGGACATAAAAAGGTTCTACATACCAGCCATTATCTTTAGCTACCTTAGACCAAAAATCCCTAGCCTTTTCTACTTTTGATTTAAGACTCATATTGAACCTCTCTCATATTGTTGAAGTCTCTTTTGATTTCAACATCAACTTCGTAAAATGTATCACAAGACATACAATGCCAATCTTCTATTTCACCAGTACAATTATCTCCAACATAAGTTAAATTATCTTTACAGCATTTAGGACATTTTTCCATACTCATATTTTTCTCCTGATCGGAGAGAGAGGCTTACGCCCCTCTCCTATAGTTATCAATCTTCATTGAGATTGTTGGTTTAACTTCATAAGATTTTCTATGACTTATTGTTAAGTCAGCGATAACCTTATCCCCTTTCAAAATACAAGATAGCTTCTTTTTGTCGCTATCAATTCTTGTATCAGAAACTTCGCTCCAATGTTTCATGGTTGGTAGTTTCTTCAAGCTATCATCAGTTATTAATAACTGGCTTTTCACTTGTTCTCTTATTGATTTCATTAGAGAGTTTTTAATTCTTATTGTCTCTAAGTATTCAATAACATCAGTGGACTTAGAGAGCTTACGCTCTTTAAGTCCTAGTCTTTTCAATGCGTCTAATTGATTCATTGTTTAGTTCTCCATTTATCAGTAGCTTAATTGCTAACTGAATTACATTCAGTATATATTATTTTGCACACATTATCTACACTTTACATACATTAATGTAAATTAATTTATGGGTCTCTATTGGGTTGAATCTCGTTTTTTGAAATCGCGTTTTGCTTAGGGGGTACCCCCACATATAGTGCCACGCGTTTTTTTTTTTGAGTATATAAATAACTATCAACATAAATAATTAGCCCCTAAACCATTTCACCCCCCCTTGCTTTAATTAGGTACCATAATGAGGTACCATATTTCACATGGAGAGAAACATTTTGAGATGCCTAATAAAAAAACTAAACTAGAACACGTACCAGATGCTGCTCTAAAAGAGATCGTCATGATCCAAAATCGTTTAAAGCAGATGGAAGTCAGCAATGCTGCACACACAGACTTCATCGAATACGTCAAGCATGTATGGGATGGCTTCATCGAGGGCGAACATCACAAACTCTTCGCTAAGAAGCTAGAAAGCGTAGCCATGGGTAAGACCAAGAGGCTGATCGTGAACATGCCACCGCGTCATACCAAGTCTGAGTTCGCATCTGTCTTCTTTCCGAGCTGGATCATGGGCTTGCATCCTGACATGAAAATAATGCAAACTACCCATACGGCAGAATTATCTGCCCGTTTTGGACGTAAGGTTAGAAACCTTATGGATACCGATGAGTACAAACAGATCTTCGAAAAAGTCAGACTCTCAGCCGATAGTAAGTCAGCAGGAAGATGGGAAACCAACCATGGCGGAGAATATTTCGCAGCGGGAGTCGGTGGAGCAATTACGGGAAGAGGTGCTGACCTCCTTATCATTGACGATCCTCATTCGGAACAGGATGCCCTCTCACCCTCCGCACTAGAGTCTGCATACGAGTGGTACACCTCGGGGCCGCGACAGCGTTTACAGCCTGGCGGAATCATAGTTATTGTTATGACGCGTTGGAGTACGCTTGATCTTACTGAGAAGCTCATCAAAAGAATGTCAGAAGACCACGCAGATCAGTGGGATATCTTAGAATTACCTGCGATATTAGAAGATAATACACCTTTATGGCCCGAGTTTTGGAAGATTGAGGAGCTGGAGTCTGTTAAGGCTTCGATCCCTATATCTAAGTGGAATGCTCAGTATATGCAGAATCCTACCAGTGAAGAGGGTGCTTTGCTTAAACGAGACTGGTGGCAGAAATGG